ACGCCTCTTGACTGAAGCCAGCCCCGCCCGACTGTCAGTAATACCTATGACGTCATATAATTGCTGACCGCAGTTCACCGGCACCACAATAGCCCCGCTGAAGACATCGGTTTCTGTCTGTCTCAAGTAGGCATCGCCTCTCTGCTGGGCTTTAGCCACCGTATCTATATTCCTGTCCTCAGTCTGGCGCAGACGGTCGTAAACCCGGTTTATCTCCTCCCAGGCGAACCGGTCCACCACAATCAGCTCGCCGGTGCCGGTATCGTAACCTGCCACCTGAACCCGATTAAATTCCCAGGCACTCCTCTGGTATCTGCCTTCAAAAATTGCATGGTCACTCCCATAACTATAGACTGAGCTGTCGGAGGAAAGCGGGTTTACCAGAAAGGCTTTACTGCCCTCAATAAAGAGGATGTCCGGGACAAAGGAAAGCAGTTTCTGGACAATCGTTTCACCACGGTCACCCGGGCTGATGGTGAAATCAGGGTAAAAGCTGGTGATGACTGACGATTGCGAGACGACTTCCAGCTTTAGTCCCACCCGAGCCAGCACGAAGGTGAGGATGTCTTTGACGCTTGCTTGACTTAGGGATTTGTTCCAGCGGAATTGATGACGAGCACACCAATCGGATATCGCCTTCCAGCCGTCTTGGGCGTGAAGAATCAGGCTGGCTTTACCACCGGAGCTGGTGTGTTCGTAGGCTTCTAGGCTGAAAGTCTGACCAGGACTAACTTCGTTGCCCGCTGTGGTGCGATAGCCCGGACTGAAGTCCAGCTGACCGCCAATATTCAAGACGGACAAGCTCCCCTGCCCCGGTGCGGCGTACTGCCCGTTATCGTTCCTCAGTTCCAAGGTCAGCCGCCCCGAGTTCTCCGCCAGCTCCTCCCTCACCGACAGGACATCCGCCGTCAGGTCTAAGGTCTGGTTGCTCAGACTGGCGCGCCACACACTTGCCGGGCTGGACAGCCAGCAATAGTCACCATAGTGGGCAATCGCTAGCCCGTACTCCGAAGAAAAATTGAAAGGCACCGGCTCCCGCCAGAGGCTATCAATGAACTCGCTCTCCAGCACCGTATGCGTCCAGAAGGGTCGGTCATAGGCTTCGCTCCCGGTAAACTTCTCAATGAAGAAAGCACGGTAGACATCTGGTTTACCCAGAAACGGCTGGCGGTATTCAAAATCGCCGTCAGAGGGTGCCGAAGCCAGCTCTTCTAAGTCGGACCACGTCCCAACTGCCACATCCCCACCATCTCCATAGACCAGGCTCCACAACTTGAAATTACCGGCAGTATCCCGCCCGGTAACCAGCAGATTCCAATCGCCAGAATAGACCGCTCCCACGCCAGACAAATTGCCCGTGGTCTTGTCCCAGGCTGATTTTGCCTGCCATTCCCCGGCAACATTCTTCTTGACATAGAGAGTGGACTGGTCAGCGAAAAAAATGGCAAGGTCACCATTGGACTTATAGGCTGCCGCCAGACCGTAGATGGAAGTCGTCGGTGAATAATCAATGAGCTCCGGACTACCCCAGGTAGCACCGTAGTCGGTGCTCTTAAGGCGCTGGATTTTGCGATTAACGCCATCTATCCAGAAAAGGGAAACCTCAGCTCCCAGAGAAGCGCCAGCCACCGCCGCGGCATTGTACTGATTGGTGTAAGTCCACTGGTTAAAATCACTACCGGGACCGGGATTGACCACTCGTTGACGGTAGAGTTTGCGGGAGTCGCTGGGTGGGGTTATCCGGGCTCTGATGAGCGCGCCATCACCGGGGATGGTCAGCGCATGATAGTAATCGTCTTCCGAGCCGCTGTACAGTCGCGGCCAGTCGTACCGGACGACGCCGGCAATGTTATTTTTGGCTTCTACCTTAATGTAGGGAATTGAAGATGCCTGTTTCTGGGCAGCTAAGAGTGTGTTAATCCTTTTGGTTAGAATCATTCCTCTGTCCGGGAATGTAATTGGTGCCCCAGAAAAGGTGCCCGGCGATATAGCCCAGGGCAAAGACCAGCAGAAACCAGAAGATTAAGCTCCACAGCCAGTGCCCAAGCAGGGCGCCAATCGCCACCAGCCCGATAATCCACAACCCTTCCAGCTTGTGCCAGGTGTCCCGCAGGATATAAGTCCAGGGGCGACCGCCAATTTTAGACCACAGTGCTTTATACAGATTTTCAAACAAAGTCGACACCTCACCCCCCAAAAGGGAAAACTCTAAATCCTAAATCCCAATACTGTCATTGCGAGGAACGTAGTGACGTGGCAATCCCTAGAAATTTTTTGAGATTGCCACGCCCTTCTATGGAAGGACTCGCAATGACAAGTGAAAGCTTCTCCTCAAGCCGGCCCGAAATCAGTTGTTTTGGAGACGATAGGATAATAGGGCTTGTAGAGGGAACGCACCCTGACCCGGTTTCGCCGACCCAAACGGCTGAGCTCCTGCCGGAAATACCTCAATTTGTCTCGCCCCCACTCCAGAAACTGTCTCGGGGTCATCCCCCCGCCCAGGTTGACCCGATTGACGGCATAGACTGCCCATTCCACTGCAGCATAGCCACAGGCGCCGATGGCAATCAGGTTTTCATACTGAGGAGGGATGGTAGAGGTGCTGGCGTCAAGAGTGTGGAGTTTGCCGTAGTAAATATAGGCGTTAGAACCGTTAGGGACTTCTTCCCCTAGAATGGTTAGCGCGTCTCCCCACAGGGCAAAGGGCTGGTACCTCTTGGGGAACCTGTTCACCGGGTATTCCACCGCTTCCACCATTACCCGATTGGTAATTGTTAAGATGTCCAGCTCCCTAGAGCCTGCCGTGGTGACTTTGGTCGCCCTCTGCTCCAAAGGGAGGTGCTCCGAAAAGCCCTTTACCGCGTGGGCGATGTGCCGGTCCAGCTCGTCGTTTGTCCAGCGATAGTTGCTGGCGTCCTCATCGTGAAGGTCACGTCTGACCAGAGTCCTCATTTCAGTTAAATTCATAGTCCACCTCTCTTACGGGTTAGATTAATTTAGGTACCCTATCCCCTTTATCCCCTTCCCCAAGGAATCTATGCGGGGAAGGGGAAATTTTTGGAAGAGGGGTTTCACCCCTCTTAAACACCCCTGACCTAAGTCTTTTGCAGTCCTCTTGCTTCGCCCTCTTAAATACCCCCTTGTTATTTAGAGCTTCCTGATTTCAAGTCGTTCCAGCTTTTCGCAGGGCAAGCCTTCATCATGCCGGCAGATTTCCAGGTCGCAGAAGGAAATCTCCTCATTGTCCCAGCCCTCGTTGATACTCACCGCCTTGCCTGATAGCTGTTTGGCATAGGTCATCAGTGCTTGAGCATCAGGTTCGCTGATAAAGCTTAAGTCCAGTCTCACTCGGTACTTCATCCTTCCCCCTTTCCCCTAGACGGACCACACTCCAAACAAATGTTTTTCGCGGTCAAAGCTGTTCCGGGCATCAAGAGCGCTCCAGCCGCAACTGGGTATGATTTCCGCCAGAGCGATAGCCCCGTCAAAGTAGTACCCCCCGCTACTCGTCTTGCCCCAGAGCAAATTGGCGGTATTGGCACCAATCTGAGCCGTCGCATTCGCCGGGGTAGCCGGAACAGCATTGACGTAACCTCGCAATGCCCCGGTGGTTCCCCAGGCTCGGTTATAGGTAATGACCACATGCTGCCACTTGCCAGTATCAATTTTCAGGCTAAGCGGGTTTACCGTGTAGTTGTTGACCCAGGCTTTGACCGTATAGCCACCACTATTAAAAACGTATGCGCCATAGCCATCGCTCCAGGCGTCTCCCGACGTCTTACCAAAAATCTGGTCCCAGTCAACTAGCGAGACCGGCTTTAGCCAGAATTTGATGGTGATAGCATCAGCGGGCTGAAGATTGGGGTGGTGGGGAATAGTCACCAGGTCATCATTACCATCAAAGCTCAGGTACCACAGTCCGCTGGGCAGGCGTTTCCAGGTGGCGCCGGTGATGGTGCCGGGGTTAGCGCAAAAACTGCGGTCCTGTATCTTATTGCCGCCACCCGGTAGCCCCGTCAGCGCCAGGTTTGTGCCCAGAGTTGGTGGTGCAAAGAGAAAGTTGGTCATCGTCCCTCCCGCTAAGAAGCCGCGTATTTTACCCGGATGTAGCTTGAATTCTTGACTTTGGCGCGACCCTGATTTACCTCATTGCATTGGATGATAAGCCTGACTTCAAAGGGTAGCGAATTAAAATTAGCCTGCAGCGGGAAACGACCACTCCGGGTCTCTTCAACATAGGTCGTACCGATGTCCGTCTTGGTAACGGCGTTATGCAAATCTACCCAGGTGCCGCCGGCGTTCCTTACCTGCCATTTGTAAGTCAAGTCTGCGGTGGCAGATGACACCGCCCGGAAAGCCGCCGTCAAGCCAAACTCAACCTCAATCAGTGCACCCAGCGCCGGTGGTTTGATAGTAACACCCTCTACCTCCACATCCACCCCAGCAGTGGTGGTGTCCCGTTCCGCCGCCCATTGAATACCGTCTGATGTTAACACTCCTTTAGCAAAGGGATATTCCACATGTTCAATTACTGTCAGTGTCATTCTTTTGCCTCCATTTTCACTTGTTCCTGACCCGTCTCTGAGAGTCTATGGAGTTCGTAGAGTTGGGGCGAGAGGCGCTCAATAACTCAACAGACTCCACAAACTCAACAAACGGGAAATATTAGTCCTTAACCCCAATCAGTGCCGCCGCTTTGACCGAGCTGAAGAGCGCCAGCGAGACATACCACTTCACCCGGGTGCGGCTGGCGTCTTTGCTCTCCATTGAGCCCAGCGGCTCAACCGTCAGATGCCCCGGGCTGGTCAAGCCACAAAGCGCCCACTCCCCCACTTGGACAGCGTAAATCGTGGAACAGTCACCGCCGGTAGTTGCCGTCTCCACCCCACCCGCCACCACGTGGGTATCCAGAATCCAGTCGTTCACCCCGATGGGAATACCGTCCCAGAACTGGATGAAGTTGCCCCACTTGTCCCGGTCAGTCTCCATCATCCCACCGCTCGCTCTCACCAGGGCATTAAGCTTGCGTCGGGAGCGGCGACTCATAATGAGCATATCAGGCTTGCCGCCTTTGACGGCGTCAATGAGCTCGTCCAGCTTGGCAAGAGTGAGTGTGGCGCCGGCATCCGCCATTGCGATTACCTGGGAGCCGGCCGCACCGGTGTTAATCAGCTTCCTCAGCCCATCAAACGCCTTGGGGTTGGCTGTGGAGTCGCCGTAGGCAAAAATTTCCTCAAACTTGTCCTTGACCGCCTTGGCTTTCAACTCCACCACGGCTGCCTCAAGGTCCTGAATATTGCTGCGGGTGGACTTTAAGAAGTTGTCCACGTCAGCATCACCGCCCATAATCTTGAGCTGGGCGGTCTTCTGTTCAAAGGTGGGGGTGGACTCCACCCAGGTATCACCCACGTCATAGAATTCCACGCTGGGGAGCGTCTTTTCCTGATTATAGGTCAGCCCGTTGCCGACAATCTCAATAAAGGGAAGTCGCTGGAGTACAGGCGATTCCTTGATGATAGTCTCCACCACCCCCTGCAGCAGCATATCATTAGAAAGTTTGGCGGCTTCCGCCAGTGTTAGTGCCATTATTTTTTACCTCCTATTGCGTATTGAATTTTCTCCCGTGCCGATAGTGCCGAAAGGTCAATCGGTGCCCGCGGCGGCGCCCCGAAAGGTACTTTGGCTTTGGCAATTTCCGCCTCAACACCCTGCCTCACCTGGTCCACCAGGGCGCGAGCCTTTTCCCGAGACTGGTCAATTGCTTCAATCGTGTCACCAGTTATCAGCTCCGCCGGCACCTCTGGGTTTGTCCTGACCACGAGAGCCTTATAGCTGGCGATTGCCTGCGCCAGCATATTGTTGATTTCAGCCAGCTTTTTCTCAGATTCAACGATAGTTTGCTTCAGAATTACTATCTCACTATCTTTGCTGGCTAAAGCCTGCTTCAGTTCCGCGATAGCAGCGTCCCTCGCTTCTAGCTCCCGGGCAAGGTTGTCCTTTTCCTGCCTCACCCGTTCCAGCTCGCCGCGGGTTGCTTCCAGTTCAACTGATATTTCTGGTTCTCTTTCCGCCATAATGCCTCCTGCTATTCCTCAACGCCTTCTGTCCCGAATAAAGCCCTCTCCCGCCCACTTTTTGCGGACCTGGCGTTAAGCTCACGGTTCATCCTCAGGATGGTCTCCCGCTCCTCAAGCCATCTCTTGAACTCATATTCCGGGTCGCGGATGCCCATATCGTCCATGGCTCGGCGGCGGGAGTGAATCCCAGTCTGGACGAGTATCTGCTCATTGCTTACCTGCCGACTGATGTCTTGTGGTAGCACCGGACCCCACACCACCCGCAGTCGGTTCTTCCCGTCCTTCGGCTGAAGGACGCCCTGGTACTTTTCCAAAAGCTTGAGAATCATCTCATTCCTCCGGTTATAGACCGCAGTGCGGATAATCCGTTTTCGCCTCACCTTCTGCAATAGCGGGTGAAGCTCAATTTCCAGAGCCACCCCGGATAGGTCTCTTTCCGTCCCGCCAAAAGCCGACCGCGGTGATTCCGAAATATCGTGTAGGGTGCGATAGAGTAAGTCAATATAATCAATATGCAAATTGACGCCGCCACCCTGAAGCAAGTCCAGAAGATAGGCTTTGGCATCTTCCGGAATATTCCAGACCGCCCCGGGACGGATGGCGATATCCTCTGACTCTTCCACATTTTCCAGAACGGCAATTGGGTTGCCAGATAACTCCAGTATCCGGGATAGCTGACTCATCGCCCGGTTTAACTCTCGCTGCGACTCCATAATCTGAGGCAAATCAGATATTCCCCAGAATTTTTTTGGCTCACGCAGATTGGGATAAATGATGAAGGGGATGAAGCCGTAGGGATTGGTCTTTTTCTCCGCCAGAGCGTTGTCCAGATAGAGCTCAAAGTCCTGACCCGTCCAGACTTCAACCACGGTCGCCATCTTGCCCTTCGGCTTAACCCGGTAGAGAAGCTCAG